CTTTGGTAAGCAAAGTGAAGCACAAGGCTACACAGGCAAAGCTGGTGGTGCAATGCGCCCTGTTCTAACTGACAAAGATACACGCCTAATACGATACCTAGCCAAGCATGAGCACATCAGCCCTTTTGGTCACTGCTTCGCCAGCTTCCACATCAAGGCTCCCATCTTCGTAGCTAGGCAGCTTGTGAAGCATAAGTTTCTACGCTGGAATGAGATTAGTCGTAGGTATGTAGATAATGAGCCAGAGTTCTATTTACCTGAAGAGTGGCGTGGACGTAGTGAGAATAAAAAGCAAGGCAGCGCAGGTAGCGTAGATGTATGGTCAGACTTCAGAGAGATAGGTGAAGCCTTGACTTTGTATAAAGAACTACTAAGTCAGGGTGTATGTCCTGAACAAGCACGTATGGTACTCCCACAGTCAACTATGACAGAGTGGTGGTGGTCAGGCTCTTTGGATGCCTTCTCTGATATGTGTAACCTACGATGCAAAGATGACACACAATACGAAACAAGAGTAGTTGCAGCCCACATAGATAAAATAATGCTTGACATCTTTCCTGTTTCGTGGGAGGCACTAGATGGGAGAAGGTAGATTAGAGGTAAAAGTTATGAGCATGGTTGGTGAGATAGAAAACCTGGAATATGAATTAAAGATAGCTAAGGAGAGAATAGAGAAGCTAGAAGTATTCAACAAGATATTACTCAAGAACTGCTTACAGAATATTAGAGAGTTTGATGAGAAAGAAAAGCAGAGAGCCATAGAAAGAGCAAAGGCTAACAATACTTATAAGAGAAAGGAAGACAGCAGATGAGTAAGAAGCTACGTCAGCTAAAGGATCACATGTCTGATCTTGAAGCCAAGCGTCTAGTTATTCTAGGCACTACTAAACACCTCACCCCTAAGCGTAGGGAGATTGAAGTAGAGATAGCATATATCCAACGTGATATAGCACAGTTAAGAAAGGCGTTCATACAATGATGGAGTTCGCATTAATCAAGACACTCTTAAATAAAGAGTTCTATGAAAATAACAAAGGAGTACGCTGCCCAGACAAACTATTCACCAAGGATATACGCCTTGTAAAAAAGACTATAGATTATGCTATGGAGACATACGAAAAAGACATAAGCATAGCTGAGCTAGAGGCGTTGTTCTTTACCAGCAATACATTAACTACAGCCAACAAGGATGCATACAAAGAAATCTTCCGTAGGATTAACAAAGAAGACCCTATGTCGCAGGGCATAGCTAATGAAGTTATGTCTAAGATGTTTCAGCAGGTAGTAGGTGAGGAGGTAGCTAACATTGGCTTTGATTATGTTAATGGTGGTGATCACAGCCTAGAGCCACTACGTAACTTGATACAGAACTACCAAGATGACTTCATGCCTAACCTTAAGGTTGATTGGGATGATATGTCTATTGATGCACTACTAAAGGCTAACGCTATTGAGTGTCAGTGGAAGTGGAACATACCTAGTTTAGCTAAGAAAGTAGAAGGTATAAGTGCAGGGCATTTAGTTATTGTAGGTGCTAGACCTAACACAGGTAAGACAAGCTTTCATGCGTCCACTATAGCTTCTCCAAACGGCTTTGCTGCACAAGGAGCTAGGTGTATGGTGTTATGCAATGAAGAGCCTTCACATCGTGTAGGAGCACGTTACCTAAGTGCAGCCACCTCTATGTCAATGGAAGAGGTTAAGGGCAACTACGCACTCGCTGCAGCCCGTTACAAGCCTGTTACTGAGAACATCTTTGTAAAGGATAGCACAGGAAAAGATATGGCATGGGTAGAGGCTATAGTTAAGGCTTACTCTCCTGATGTAGTTGTACTAGACATGGGTGATAAGTTTGCCTCAAAGGGTGGCTCTGACTCACACGTATACCTCAAGGATGCAGCTATTCATGCACGTAATATTGCCAAGCAGCACAATTGCGCTATGATATGGATGTCCCAGCTATCAGCAGATGCAGAAGGTAAGGTCTACGTAGATCAGTCTATGATGGAAGGCAGTAAGACAGGCAAGGCAAGTGAAGCTGACTTGATGATACTTATCTCTCGTAATAAGCTAGTAGAGGGTGCAGATGAGCAAGACGATCAACGGCACTTAAACATAGCTAAGAATAAACTAAAGGGTGGATGGCATGGGGTTGTCCACTGTGAACTAGATGGTGATCGTAGTCAGTATACTGCGTAAGGAGATGAGATGAGACTAGTATTAGACGTTGAAAACACAACTACCAAACGTAATGGTAGAGTACACATGGACCCCTTTGAGGCTGGCAATACGCTTACCCAAGTGGGTACACAAAATATAGATAACGTCGAAGAGACACATCTCTTTACACTAGACCACGTAGAAAAGAAAGATAGCTCTGGCTTACAAGCCAAGCAGATACAGTTGATCTTAGATGAGACTACACTACTCATCATGCATAACGCACAGCATGACCTTATGTGGTTGTGGGAGTGTGGCTTCACGTATGATGGGGATATATATGATACCATGCTGGCAGAGTACATACTACTAAGAGGAAAGAAAGATGTACTAAGTATGGACGGTTGCGCCCAGCGCAGAAACTTAGACTTCCAGAAAGACGATACATTAAAGGAGTACTTTAAAAAAGGATACAACACAAATGAAATACCTATCAATGAGCTTAGCTTTTACTTGCGGCGTGATCTCGACGTTACTCGTGAGTTGTTCTTCTCTATCGAAGATGACTACGCCAAACCAGAGTCAACCTCTCTACTACGAGTCAGAGAAGTCACATTCAGAACCTGTAAAACCCTCACAAGAATGTACATGTCAGGAGTCAGGGTGGATAGACCCACCTTAGAAGCAGTGCGTAAGGAGTTTGAAGAAGAAAAGGTAGCTATAGAAGAAAGACTTACAAAGCAAATACGTATGCTTATGGGAGACACACCAGTTAATCTTAACTCACCAGAGCAGATGTCTAGCGTTGTCTATAGCTGTACTCTAAAAGAGAAGAAGACTTGGGTTGATCTGTTTGACTACGCTAACAGTAAGGCTGAGTTTAAAGATATAGTTAATAAGAATACAGAACGTACATATAAGACACGAGCTTTTACCTGCCCTATATGTAAGGGTAAAGGTAAGACATTCAAACAAAAGAAAGATGGTACGCCTTATTCTAAGCCTAACAACTGTAAGGATTGTTTCGCTAGAGGATACCAACTTAAGAAGCTAGACAAGCTTGCAGGACTTGGGTTCTTCCCACCTAACAAGTCTTGGGTTAGCGCCAATGGATTTGGTACAGGAAAGGATAAATTAGATGTACTTATATCGAATGCTAAGACCAGAAATCTTGATTACGCTGTTAATTTTCTTGGTGATCTACGCCGTTTATCAGCTATTAGTTCCTACCTCAGTTCCTTCGTTGAAGGTATTACAGACTTTACCAGAGCAGACGGCTATCTCCACGTCACTCTTACCCAGCACATCACAGCCACAGGTAGGTTTAGTGGAAGAAACCCTAACATGCAAAACATGCCAAGAGGAGGAACCTTTCCAGTAAAACGTGTGTTTGTATCTCGCTGGGATGGCGGTCTGATTTGTGAGGCTGACTTTGCTCAGCTTGAGTTCAGAACGGCTGCTTTCCTAGCACAGGACACTGTAGCCATGCAGGAGATCAATACAGGATTTGATGTACACTCCTACACGGCAAAGGTTATCAGTGACGCAGGGCAACCTACAACACGCCAACAAGCAAAAGAACATACATTCGCCCCATTATTTGGAGCGAGTGGGTATGGCAGAAGTAAGGCAGAAGCAGCATACTATGAGGAGTTCATTAACAAATATAAAGGAATAGCTAAGTGGCACAAAGCTTTAGGTAATGAAGCTATACGACTAGAGAAGATTACTAACGTATCAGGTAGACAGTATGCATTTCCAGGATGTGAGCGCAGAGCTAATGGCACACCTACATTCTTTACGATGATAAAGAATTACCCTGTTCAAGGCTTTGCCACTGGTGATGTTGTACCTGTAGTACTAAATGAATTAGAAGATAGATTGAAACCGTTGCATTCTTGCCTCGTTAATACAGTGCATGATTCAACGGTAGTAGACATACACCCAGAGGAGAAAGATCAAGTAATACAAATAGTTAATGACTTAAATAATGACTTAAACGATCTAGTAGAAGAGGCATACGGTGTGACAATGAATGTGCCACTACTATTAGAAGCAAAAATAGGAAAGAATTGGCTTGACACGGTGGACGTTTAGTGTATAACTAGACATCCAAACTCAGATAAAAGGTATACAAACTATGAGTACACAACTAACAGTACCAGAGAAACTAATGTTCTCAGCAGAAATGATGGGTGTAGCTAACACAGGAGCACCATCAGCTAAGGCATCCTTGGCACGGCTAACACAGATACACCAAGCGACGATGGGCTTGCTGGAAGTAGCTGGTAAAAACATCAAGACAGAGGTTATGCCTGTAGGCGTATATAAGCTCTCTTTAGATGAAGATACATCTATCTACACAGAGAATCCTAAGATACGAATCTTTGCTGTGCGTCAGCAGTGGACGCAGTTTGATAGTGAGTTAAACACCATGAATAAGACAGTTATGGCAACTGATCTTAAGGGTGACTTCAAGGATACTAAAGGTGGTTTTAACTTAGGTAGACCAGGATATATAAAAGATTGGGATGCAGCATCAGAGACTACAAAGAACCTAATCCGTTCTATAAGCCGTACTATGGTTGTCTTTGGTCTTATCACTATTGATGACGCTGTAGATGTAGAAGGTAAGCCTATAGTAGGTGACTACGTTGACATGCCATTTGTTACTGACATTAAGAATAAGATGAGTGTTAAAGCTCTCAATGGTTTCTTATCAACAGTATCACGTAAGAGCAAACTACCTATTCAGTTCAACGTAACACTAGGTGCTGGAGTACACGATCTTCCTAACGGAAATCAGTATGCATCCTACACATTTACTACACCTGATCTAGTGGATGTACAAGAAGGTGACAACGAAATACTAAAGGACTTCTTAGACTTCGTAGAAGTTACTAACTCTGGCATCCTATCTAAGTGGGATGAAAACAACCGTCAGGACGTAGCTGATGATGAAAAGGAAATTATTGCTTCTATAGTTGACGTGGAGGAGTTTGAGTAATGGAGCACCCTGCTGAGCTATCCCTTCACACCTATATGAACTCTGTTCTTAGTGGTAACAAGGGTATGGATCAAAGCATAATTGATAAAGTTATGTCTGACATTGGAGAAGCTATGAACAAGCAATTCAATGGCGGTCCACGGGATGCATTTAAGATAAGGATGTCCAACATTGGGCGTCCTACTTGCCAGCTTTGGTTTGATAAGAATGAACCAGAGCACAAGCAAGCTTTTCCACCACGCTTCTTAATGATGATGATGATTGGTGATATTGTAGAGGCTGTGTTTAAAGGCTTACTACGTGGTGCTGATGTTGAGTTTGAAGATAACAAAAGAGTTACACTTGACTTAGATGGTAGGAAGATTAACGGCGAGTACGACATGAAGCTAGACGGTAAGGTGGATGACGTTAAGTCTGCCTCACCTTGGTCATACACCAATAAGTTTGCAAGCTTTGAAGCACTTAACTCAGGTGATGGCTTTGGTTATGTACCACAGCTTGTAGGCTATGCAGAAGCAGAAGACGCTGCTGTAGGTGGCTGGTGGGTAATCAACAAAGGTACAGGAGACTTTAAGTATGTTTCTGCTGCTAACGTAGATAAAGATAAAGTCTTAGATAACATGAAGGATACAGTGGCCTACTTAGATGAAGACAAACCCTTTAGGCGTTGCTTTGAGTCAGAGCCTGAGACATTCTACAAGAAGCCTACAGGCAACATAAAGCTAGGCAGGTCATGTGGCTTTTGTGATTACAAGAAGCGTTGCTGGCCTACGTTACAGACACTTCCATCTGTGATGTCTAAAGCTAAGGAGCCTCCAATGATAGACTACGTACACCTTGAAGTTCCACAATAAAGGTAGATACCGCAGTGGCCTAGAGAAACAGATTGCTGCGGTACTAAAAGACTGCCAAAAGAAAGTTAGGTACGAGGCACTAAAGATTGAGTGGGAAGACTTAAGATACAGAACTTACACACCTGACTTTGTACTAGATAATGGTATCATAATAGAAACTAAGGGTATATTTGACAGCGAGGATAGACGTAAACACTTAGAGATACACAAGCAACACCCTGAGTTAGACATACGCTTTGTATTTAGTAACGCAAAGGCTAAGCTATACAAGGGCGCTAAGTCAAGATACTTTGAGTGGTGTGACAAAAATAACATACTATGGGCGCACAGAATTATACCTCAAGAGTGGCTAAAGGAAAAAGGTAAGCCTATAAGAGTAGACAAGATACCACTTAAGACTAAGAGGAGAACTTAATGAGTGACGAACCTAGAGTAGACATAAAACCTGGCGAAATGGCCTTAGTTATAAGAGCTATTAATTGGGAAGACGGTGAAGATTGGGATGGTGAGATAAATACATCCATGCTTATGAATCCAGATGGTGATGTACCAGTACAAATACGTGGTTGCATGATGGATATACTAACTATGATGTCTGCCTTCTTAGACTACGCTCAAGATAATCCTGACATATATGATTTAGTAGAGAAAAGAAGAAATGAGCTAATGGGTATTGACATTGTTGAAAAACCTGCTATTAGTAAACCTAATGTTACTAAGAAAGGTAATGTTTATACTATAAACAAGTGGACTAAGACAGAAGGAAACTGCTAATATGAATGACGTAACAAAAGAGTTTAGCTTAAAAGATATGTTTGATGGTACAGACTACGACACAAGCGATACTCCACATGAGACTGCTTATGATCCTGTAAATCATCCAGTACACTACAATTATAGTGGCATAGAGTGCATCGAAGCTATAGAAGCAATGACAGAGAATATGTCAGGCTCTACAGCACCACACGCTGCTAACGTACTAAAGTACTTGTGGAGACATGAGTATAAGAATGGTTTACAAGATATTGATAAAGCTATTTGGTATCTAAACAGACTTAAAAATCGTTACAAGGAGTTACATAAATGATCAACCAGACAGACATAGAAGCTTTTGAGTACTACAACGATATGACTATAGATATATCTATGACTGAGTACAGTGAATTTGCAGAGAAAACAGCTATCTACCCAGAGGAGGCAGAGATAGTTTACCCAGCGCTGGGACTAGCAGGAGAAGCTGGTGAGGTAGCCAACAAAGTAAAGAAGATGATCCGTGATGATAGACTTGATAGAGATGCTATTGCATCCGAGCTTGGTGACTGTTTATGGTACATCGCAGCACTTTGCCGTGACCTTAATGTGGACATGGCCTCTATAGCTAGAAAGAACTTAGACAAACTTAGTATGCGTAAACAGAAAGGTACATTACAGGGCAATGGTGATGCAAGATAATACTAAAGACTTTAATATAAACGTATCAGTAAGAGTTGATCCAGAAGAAAACTTTTTACCTATTGATGGTAAGAATGAAGAAGCAGTAGAAGATGTAATAAGAAACCTGCTATACGATGTAGATGGTTTAGTTGTAGATAAATTAGAGGTGAGAGAGAAATGAGTAACTACCTACCAACAGATTACCAGAGCTTTATTGCTCTGTCACGCTATGCCAAGTATTACGATAGCAAAGGACGTGAGACATGGGGCGAGACTGTGGGCCGCTACATAAACAATGTAGTAGCACATCATGTAGACCCAGCTACAAAATCAGAGGTTGAGGAAGCAATACTTAACTTAGAAGTAATGCCTAGCATGAGAGCTATGATGACTGCTGGCCCTGCACTAGAGCGTGACAACACTGCTGGCTACAACTGTAGCTACCTAGCCGTAGATGACCCTAAGTCCTTCGATGAGGCTATGTTCATTCTCTTGTGTGGTACTGGTGTTGGGTTCAGTGTTGAGAGGCAGTATGTCTCCAAGCTCCCTGAAGTGCCTCAGTTGTTCTACAGTGATACTACTGTCGTTGTCAAGGATAGCAAAGAGGGGTGGGCTAAGGGGTTTAGACAAGTGTTGGCACTCCTGTGGGCTGGTGAGATACCACAGTGGGATGTATCTCGTGTACGTCCTGCTGGTGCAAGACTAAAAACCTTTGGTGGTAGAGCTAGTGGCCCTGCACCTCTAGTTGATCTCTTTAACTTCTCTATCACTATCTTTAAGAATGCACAGGGACGTAAGCTCTCTAGCATTGAAGCCCACGATCTTATGTGTAAGATTGGTGAGGTAGTAGTTGTAGGTGGTGTACGCCGTAGTGCTATGATTTCTCTATCTAACCTTAGTGATGATCGTATGCGTCACGCCAAGAGTGGTCAGTGGTGGGATACAGCATCTTGGAGAGCCTTGGCTAACAACAGTGTCAGCTATACTGAGAAGCCTGACATGGAAACATATATGCGTGAGTGGCAAGCACTAGTAGAGAGTAAATCAGGAGAGCGTGGTGTATTTAATCGTGAGGCAAGTAAGAAACAAGCTGCTAAGTATGGTAGACGTGATCCTAACTACGACTTTGGAACTAACCCATGCAGTGAGATCATATTACGCCCAAACCAGTTCTGCAATCTTACAGAGGTGGTTGTACGGGCCACTGACACGCTTGAAGACTTGGAGCGAAAAGTCAGACACGCCACTATACTTGGGACGATCCAAAGCAGTTATACAAAGTTCCCTTACTTGCGAAAGGTGTGGCAGCATAATACAGAAGAAGAACGACTGCTTGGTGTGTCACTCACAGGGATAATGGATAACCCACTTATGACCAGTAACAATAAAGGTCTTGATAAAACATTGGAGTACTTAAGAAATGTCTCTGTCTCTACTAATTTTAAATGGTCTAAGCGTTTGGGTATACCTGCGTCTACTGCAATTACCTGTGTCAAGCCATCGGGAACGGTATCACAACTTGTGGATAGTGCGTCTGGTATCCATGCTAGGCATAGCCCATATTATGTCCGTACTGTACGTGGTGATGTAAAAGACCCACTTACTAAGTTCATGGCAGACAAAGGTATTCCTAGTGAACCTTGCGCTATGAAGCCTGACTCTACAGTTGTGTTTAGCTTCCCACAGAGATCACCAGAGGGTGCTGTAACTCGTAACGACATGACTGCTATAGAACAGCTAGAGACTTGGCTAACCTATCAAAGGCATTGGTGTGAGCACAAGCCTAGTGTAACTATCTCAGTCAGAGATGAAGAGTGGATGGAAGTTGGAGCTTTTGTTTACAAGTACTTTGATGAGATGTCAGGTGTGTCTTTCTTGCCACACTCTGATCATACTTACCAGCAAGCACCCTATCAGGACTGCACTAAGGAACACTATGAAGAACTGCTACAGTCTATGCCTAAAGGTATTGATTGGACTGAACTATCTAAGTACGAGAATGAAGACAACACAGCAGGTATGCAAACGATGGCGTGTAGTGGTGACTCTTGTGAGATAGTAGACTTGGTATGAGGAATACAATATATACAGTGGTAGGGCGGCAAGGCTGCACCTACTGTTCTAAAGTTATGGGTATGATTACAGATAAGGGTGGCATAGCTACTTATTATTCTCTTGATGATACTAAATGGATACTTGACTTATTCAAAAAAGCTGGTATAACAACTGTACCCCAAGTGTGGGATATAAAAGGTAATCACATAGGTGGTTATGAAGAACTACAACAACATCTAAAAGGAGAACAAAGATGATTGAATTTTACACACTAGCACTTCTTACTTACGGCGTAGCTGTCGAAGTAGTAATACCTGTAGCACAAGCTGGCATCGCACTCGTTCAGGGTCTAGTCTAATGGCTTGGGTTCTGGTGTTTATAATGTTTAACCACGGGCTACATTACGCTCAAACTAGCCCTTATATGTATGACAAGTATGACGATTGTAGGGCAGCAGCTACGGAGCTTAAGAAGACATTACTAAATACCAGGCCCAACGACTCCGCTAATGTGGTTACGTTCTGCGTAAACCTACCAAAGGAAATATAAACTTGCAATTAGAGCTTTTTAAAGGTAAAGATAATACAGATATAGAAGAAGAAAAAGAAAAGGAGTGCTATGTATGTAATAAAACTAAGCCTTGGACTAAGCAATACTTTGGTATTGGGGTGTCCTGTAAGTCAGGTGTAGTACATTTAAAAGGTATATGTAAAGATTGTGACAATGAAGCTAGTGTTGTAAGGAACATACTTAGAGCTAAGCATATAAAAGACTTAAAAGATACATGTGATTGCTGTGGTAGACACGTTTCTAAAACAAAGAGAGGTTTTCATTTAGATCATTGTTATAAAACAGGTGTGTTTAGAGGTTGGCTATGCCCTCAGTGTAATAGGGGTTTGGGTAACTTTGGTGAGAATGTAAATGGACTAGAAAAAGCTATAAAGTATCTGAATACAGAACGATAAGCTATACAAAAGCAAAAGGGGCCAAGCGGCCCCTCTTTCTATTCCATATATTGATATGCTTTATCATTAGCACTAGACTTAGCTCTCTTCCTGAGAATTGAGCCATGCTCTGTGTATTTCCTTAGCACGTTTGTACCAAATATACGCCTCTCTTCTTCTGTTAAATTAGTTGTAGAATTAATCCATTTCATTGCATCATCTATACCCATATCCTTTTCTTCAAAGATAGGACTATACAACTCTCTACTATTCTCCCAATTAACATTAGCATAGTCTCTCTCTCGCTTAGACATACCTTGATATTCAGATCGTATGAATGATTCATAATCTGCACGTATTTCAGGCTTAGCAGTAACAAACCTTTCCAAGTGATCTTTAACAGCTTCCCTGTAGATAGTTTTAACTGAGCTAGACATTTCTATCAACGCCAACTTTTGTCTACTTGCATCGTAGCCCTGATACTCAGGGGAGTCGATGTAGTTAGCCATTGTATCAGCAAAGCGTCCTTGTGAAAACTGTTGGAAGAATATCTCTAAGGTTCTGTTCTTTTCTTGATACGGATTATAAATGTCCTTAAAAGCATCTATCTGTAAACGTGTAATCTCCCTTTGTAACTTGTTCTTAGGTGGTCTACCTATCATACCTGTAAGTTGCTTATCCAAAGGGTTAAGAATACGTCTAGGTCCATCTGCAGTAATATCCATACTTATAGCGTCATAGCCTAAGTCATTACCGAATGCATCCTTAGAGTAGTCAGACTGATACGCAGTACGTGTGGATGTACTGGCAAACTCTAGGTAGCTTATAATACCATCAGGATTTATATCAGTACCAAACATCTCGTTAAACGTATTAGCCATCACTTGTGTATTAAAGTCAGGTAACTGCTTTGTAGCACGTTGAAGGAAAGCCATACTAATGTTCATTCCATACAAGTCTATCGTACTTATAGTAGCATCTTCTGCATTAGCTAGGTAAGCTGAACGTGGATCAAACTGACCATAGAAATCCTTGAGTACAGCAGCAGGGTAAGACATAGGAGCTAATGTGTCTGCTATACTTCTCTCTAAACCCTTAGTGTCTGTACCCTCTGCAAATCTAACAAAGTCATTTACAATACCTGTATCAGGTCTAAACTCAGATGCTCCCAGTATCTTACTTAAGTCTTTCAGTACGGTAGCTGTATCTTTAGTCTCCATACCCTCCATACGCCTAGCAAAGTGATCCATCATGTATTGCTGTGCAGTAAGTGGCCCCATAGCAGACTGACCATCATACACTAAATCATTGGTAGGGTCTATAACTTCATTCCACTCAGTACCATCGTGTACCTTCTGCATGTTCATAGCAAGCAGAGCGCCCATACCCATAGCGCCTGTCATACCTTTAGCCCACTCTTTATCATCTATACGCTTACCTGCTGCTGCACGTCTTAGTACAGTCAGTCCTGTGTAGTCACTTACAAACTTAGCTTGTGAAGCTAGGTATCTAGGGAAAGGTATAGCTAGAGTCAAACCGTAGTTATGTATAGTTCGTATTAGAGCACCTGCTGCTTTGTTGGCTTGACTTGCATCTTTACCACCAAACCTGCGCTGGAATGTAAACGCTAAGGACTCATCAATAGCTTCTTGTAGAATGTTATCAGGTAGTTCATTTGTCATACCTTTACGCATCATATCTATTACGTCTGTACCTAAGTCTTCGTTGCCTAACTCACGTAGTTGTCTATTAATACTACCAGCTATGATACCTCTTTTAACTACACGGTCAGACATAGTGTTTAATACGTTTGCAGCAGCACCAGCTTGTGTCATTAACGTCTTCTCTTGTAACGTGACACTTTCAGCTATAGCAGCATCAAAGAAAACCTTAGACATACGCTTGGGCGCTGTCTCATTAAGCATCTCTACTAGAGCTTCAGCTACATACGCATTCTTGGTAAGCATAGCTAAGTTATCAGCACTACCCTTAAAGGTAGACCCTGCTGTAGCTTCTGGATCATTACGTATAACTCTTACTATACTGGTGTTTAATTGATCTACAAAGTCTATGCCTGTCATAGCTGCAGAGAAGATGTTGTTACGCATAGTTGTAGCTGGCTGTGAAGTCATAAACATACGGCGCATGTTCTCCGCTTCTTTAGCCTTCTTAACTACGTATGTACCTATCCCACCTTTCTCAGCTAAGTCTATAGCTTTAGCATCAGCAGCATCAATAGGTGACATACCCTGTTCATATAGGCGCTCTACCATGTCTGCATAGTTGGCTGCTCTAGCACTACCTATATCTCTACCGAAAGCATCTCTTGCTGTTCTAGCTGTTCTAAGTATACGAGCAGCGTCTGACACTTCAGCAGCATAAGCAGTAGATAGTTGTTCTCTGGATAAGCTGTACTTCTTACGTATATCATCTACTATAGCCATAGCTTTACCATCACCATCACGAATACTATCAGCTATAACTTCTGTAATACGCTTACGGGGTGTGCCTTCAGATGTAATAGTAACGCCCATCTCACGAGCTATCTCTACCCCTGCAGATGTAATTCTTTGTAGTGTACCCAGGTCAAAGCCACCAATCAACCCATCAGGTAAGTCCTCACTAAATATGTCAGTCCTTACAATGTTCCCCTCTTCAACCATCTTAGGATCAATAGCCTGTAGTACTGAGTTAGCTACGTACTTCCTTAGTGCCTTACCTTCTGGTGTCTTCTTAGCTTGTGCATCTAGTTTCTTAGCTAACTCTACTGCAGCTATACGCTTTGCTTGAGTAGCAGCTTCGCCTTCAAATGTAGCTTCTGCTATTTTACTTGCAGCTTTAGTTTTAGCTACAGCAGGTATAGCAGAAGCAATAGCACCTACGCTACCACCTAGTAAACCAGATACACCAGCTTGAGTTAAACTAATATCTCTTTCTTCACCAATTTCTTTGCCACCTATCTGTCTAATTCGTTGATTAGCTAGATCAGCCCCAGCCGCTACAGAACCATCTACAGCAGCAGTAACAAGGGACCGCTTGAGTATACCACTGCCCATCTTGCGTAAGGCAGTAGCAGAGACAGTTTTAGCTCCAGCCTTAAACGCCTCTATACCAGTTTTAACTGCAACACCTCCTACACCTCCTGTGAATGCTCCTGCAGCAACAGATGCCATTGTAGTAGGGGAGGATAGTGTACCACCAATGTAGTCACCAGAGCGCATGGCAGAGACTAAGCCCTCACCTTTAGCATTATCAAAGGCAAACATAAGCCTAGTAAAGGCTTCTTTATCTTTCTGTGGGGTCTTATCATCTGCAATAAATGAGTAGTCCTTATACATAGTTCTCTCATTGACAGTCTGGTATCTCATGTGCTCTAGCACTTTGTCAGAAATATCACTAGCAGACATCTCCATGAGGTCTTCATCTTTGTAATTAAGTCTATCACTCTTAAGAAATGTAATAGCGTCATCTAAGAAAGAGGAGTTTGTCTTTATGTCAGACATCCTCTTATTCTTCATGCTGTTAGCTGTATGGTAGTTTACATTAGTCATTATAGATTACCCTATTTAATACTTAAGTGCAGCCTTGAGAAGTTTTAGTAGCCTTTCATTTAGTATAACATCATTCTGCTCTAAGAAAGTTTCTACGTCTTCATCACTCAACTCCTTAAGTGTTAAGCTATCAAATTCATCATTCATAGCTCTAAGCACTGCCATAACAGCCTCTGCATTTGATTCTGGTGTATCTTCTTCACTATCTGATTGTGGTGTGTTCACTTCTTCTCTTGGCTTTATTATACCAAAATCACTTAAGCCTTTAGTTTTATCATTCTCAAATTCTTTTAACTCATCTGCTAGTTGACCTGTTTCTGGTTTTTTTACACCGTCTTTAAAGTATTGTCTAGGTCTTATGCCAAAAGCAGCTAATCTATCCATAGGTCTATCACCTAATCCAGCTTCCCTTAACTCTCGCCTACTCATCTTTTTATACTCTTCAAAGGTAATCTTAGATGCAGCTTGTCTTATTCTTTCCATAGTATCTATATTCGTCTGTGCTGTAGCTCTAGCATCAGTACCCTGTATAGAAGGTCTAGCCTCTTTTTCTTCGATTACTTTAAGTTCATTCTCTAATATCTTTTTCAATACAGGGTCTGTTTGGTTTCCTATTTCAACTTTTAGTTCTTCTACACTTTTAGGATCACCTTGTATAATAGGTGATTCGTCAACAACTAAAGGAGAGCTATCACTTATAATTTTATCTGTTTGTGCTGCTGCTGCGTCTGTCTCTGCCCCTGTCTCTGCCCCTGCATCTGCTGCTGCTGCCCCTGCATCTGCTGCTGCTGCCCCTGCATCTGCTACTGGTTCCTCTCCAGATATAATAGCTTCGTAATCATCTCTAGTAAAGTTTAACCCTTTCTCTTGATACAAAGCAGTTATAGCCTCTACA